GTCTCGTATATTCTGATTGCGTTTTTCAATATTGATAACACGCACAAATGAATTAGTAACAGCGGCGGTAAAATAAGCAAAAGGATTATCACTTTTTGATTCATCGAATTGAAGTCCTACTTGTGTTAGTTGTAAAATAGCTTGCCCACGCATTTCGTCATTGTAGGTGTATCCGCGAACGTTGCCTCGGGTAGCATATCTTTCACACAATTTAATCATCATGCGAGCTAATGTATCTGTGATACAGCCAGCATCTTTGTCAAATTTACCTTTTTCTAAACTGCCCTTCCAATGACTTTTACCTACGCAGATTAGTTCGTCTTCGTCGTTGAATTTCCAATGTTGGAAAGGAGGGAAGTTTACCTTATCTCTGTGATCTGCTAGGCTTTTTGGATTTTTCTTTCGAGTATTGTTTAGCGGAATATGATCAAATGTCATGACTCTAAATACTAAATCTGTTTTTTGTATTTTTTTATAGTCTACTTCGCAATCTGCTTGTTTAACCTTTTCTCCGGCTTTTTTACGGCGCTGATATTCAGCATCTCCAATGCGTTTTGCTTGGTTTCGTTTGGCTTCTGCTACCGTCCGGATGTTAATTTTCTCCAAACTTGGTACAATTAAATCATATTGATGGTATTCTGGTTTAGTAAAACTACAGTAAGAACTTTTGCTTTTGTGTATTTCGGAAAGCATGTCCTTATTATTCAAATAGTTAATTTTTGTTGTCATTAAAAGAGTCCTCGTAAAGTAAATTATAAACTACGCACATATTAAAGTCAAATAAATAGAGTATCAGGAGAACCAAATATTATGGGTCTATTCAATTCAGCACAAGGTATAAACCAAACGATTGCAGGTGCGCAAACAGTGTTTGGCGCATTTGATACAGCAAGAAATTTAGGTTCAGTATTAGGTAGTTTAGATACTACTAATCTTACTGAAAGCATACGATCGGTAGGACTGCCAGCGGCTGGCGAAGCAGTCGGTGACATATACAGTGCAATAGCTAGTTTTGGAGGAGGAGATGCTCCTAGCAATGACTGGCGTGTAAGGCTTAGTTTACCCAAATGGCCATCCTTTAGAACAAGCCCAGTCCTTAAACCCTTGAAAGAAGCAGGCGGCTTAATTTTTCCGTATACACCGACAATTAATATTCAACAAAATAGTACGTATACGCCAGTGACACCAATACATAACAACTATCCGTTCAATGCGTTTAAGAACAGCGATCCTGGCACTATTACTGTTACTGCTCCAATGTATGCAGAAACTAGCGAAGAAGCCTTGTATTGGATAGCATCACTGCATTATTTAAGAAGTATTTCCAAAATGTTTGCAGGAAATGATCCAAAGGCCGGCAATCCTCCTCCTATTGTACAACTTAACGGATATGGATCGTATGTTTTTAAAAATGTTCCAGTAATCATTACTAATTTTTCTCTCGCACTTGACAAAGACTGTGACTACATTGGATGTAATGTAGTTGGTAGCGCGGCAGGTGCAATCGCCGGCCTTGCTGATAATTTAGGCGGCCTTGCTGATAATTTTGGACTTCAACAAGTAAGCGATGTTAGTGGAACGCTAGGACAAATCGCAGGACTATTAGGAACATTTGGCGTCGGTGGATCAGTTAGTGGCGGCGTAACACACGTACCTACAAAGAGTACATTTACAGTTACATTAAAACCAACTTACAGTCGAACAAGTGTTCGTAAGTTTAGCTTGGACCAGTTTGTTACTGGCGGCTACATGACTGGCGGAACAGGATTCATTTAATATGGCGGCTACATATAATAGTTTTAGTCCATGGTCGTTAACACCTATCAGTGGAAATTATCTTGATATACTGCGCATCAGAACAGTTAGTGCAGACTCTGACGATTTTTTATACACTATACAACCACAATATAATTATAGACCCGATTTATTAGCACATGACCTCTATGGGGAATCTGCGCTATGGTGGGTATTCATTCAAAGAAATTTAGACGTATTGCAAGATCCAATATTAGATTTTGTTGCTGGAACACAAATCTACATTCCAAAGAATAGCTCGTTGACAGAATTACTAGGATTATAAAATGGCTACTTCAATGAATGATCGTGAAGCCACTTCGTCAGCTGTTTCACCAACTGCACCGGCTACCGATAAACCTACTGTTACTAGCGGATCTGCGTCAGTACTAAGTGTAGCTAATAGTGCAGTTGGTGTAGCAGGGCTTGCCAATACACTGATTAACTTATCTGGATTTAAGTTACCAATGCTTAATCCGTTACATAAATTTGCCAGTTATACTTACAATTTTACACTAGCGGCGCTGGACACTCGTTCACTTAATTCACCGGAGTCGACTTATTTGCAAAATGGACTATTGCCAATAGTATTAAAGTCTGCTGGTGGCAATCCTAGCAATAGAATTAAAACTAAATTTGGCGCTTTTGATTTTTATCTAGACGATCTTGTAATTAACAGCTTAATAGGCGCACAACAAGGAGTTGGTAATACAAATGCTACAAAAATAGAATTTACTATTACTGAACCGTATAGTATGGGCATGTTTCCAGTTACACTATCGCAAGCCGCATTTAAGGCCGGGTATCCATTGGGTTTTAGACAATGTGTATTTTTATTAAAAATTGAATTTAAAGGAGCAGACCAAAACGGAATTATGTCGTCTCTTCCTAAACACTCAAAATATATACCGATAAAAATTACAGAATTAAAAATGTCAGTAACTGAAGGCGGAGCAACTTATCGATGCAAAGCAATTCCAGCCGCAGACATTGCACACTTGCAATCTAATTCTAGATTAATAACAGAAACAACCATAGCAGGTAGTACTGTTCAAGAAATTTTACAAACAGGACCGCGCAGTTTGCAATCAGTAGTTAATAATAGACTACGAGAAACCGCAAGTGCGGCTGGTTTACCTACATCAGACGAGATTGTTATTTTATTTCCTCCAAATATTTCTTCTAGCGTAGCATCTCAACCAGGAGAAGACGAAAAAGATTCTGCTGGAAAGGCGGCAGAAGCTCCTAAAGTAAAACTAGCAGAAGATGCTGGAATATTTGCCAAGCTCCAAGTTAATCGTAGTTCGATTAATAATACACTAATTCAAGGAACTATCAATGCTATTGGTAGTGCCGACCTAGAGTACGGTAACAATAAGACTGCAAAAACTCCAGCAACTTCTCCGGGTAAAGTTGTAGTGGATGGCAAAGTTGAACAATCAGCAGTTACGTCAAATCCTAAAGTTTCTGCATATACCATTCCTCAAAATTCTAACATACAAAATGCTATCACACAGGTAATATTGACTAGCAAATATGTAAAAGATTCTTTAAAAAATAAACCAGACGATCTAGGCTTTAGAGACTGGTTTAGAATTGAAACGCAAGTTTATCATGTTGATACAGATGAACTTAATGCAAAATTAGGCCGCAAACCGCAGATCATTGTTTATAAGGTTATTCCTTATAAAGTGCATAGTACAAACATGCCAATTGTTGGCACTAAAAGTTCTAAATTTAAACAATTAGTAAAACAGTGTGCAAAAGTTTACAACTATATCTATACAGGTAAAAATACAGAAGTAATTAAATTTAACATTGATTTTGATAACAAATTCAACACTGCTTTGATTCCTGGCGGACTAGGCACAGGTGATGCAGTAGCAAGCCAGGCAAACAGCGAACAAAAAGAAAAGCCTACCGTGATAGAATTGCCAGAAGGATCAGCGACCGCAGACCCTCAAAGTTTTTGGAATTCCATGGTAAACTATTTTGCAACAAATACTAGTACAGACAATCGTGGTTCCGGCGGCGAAGAAACTGTAGAGGATCGTTCAGTGCGAGTGTTCCAAGATGCTATTACCTACGGTGGCGATTTTGCAAAACTAGAAATGGACATTATGGGCGATCCTTATTGGTTGTCAGGAAATGGTCTAGGCAATTATAATTCAGACCCAACAGATTTCTTTAATGTTAATAAAGACGGTACTGTCAATTATCAAAACGGCGAAGTTGATATGCTGTTTACTTTTAAAACACCAATCGATGTAAACCAAGGAACAGGATTATACAAAATGGCCGGCAAACGTGCAGATCAGTTTACAGGTTTATACAAAGTTCAAAAAGTTATACACAAGTTTAGTAACGGCCAATTTACACAATCCATTGAAGCAAAGAGACGAAGAATTCTTCCAGAAGATACAGTTGACTATACTTTTGATATAAAGAAAACTGCACCTGCTGTACAGGGTAGACCAAGAGGCGGTGCATAATGTCATACGGAGATTTTAGCGATAGACGGCCAATTGACGGGTCACAAGAAAAAAATAACCCAGGGCCTTTCCGGGGTATTGTTGTTGATAATGTAGATCCTGATTATACAAACAAAATCTGGGTACAAATATTAAGGACAGGATTTACTGGAGAACCTGTGCCAGGCGAAACAGTTAATTGTACTTTTATAAGTTCTTACTGGGGCGCGACAGGTGCAAGATTTAACGGGCCAACAAACACATACGACGATGCACAAAAAGCATGGGGCATGTGGGTACCAACTCCTGAAATTGGTTCTACTGTTATTGTTATGTTTTTAGAAGGCAATAGCGGCAAGGCAATATGGATTGGATCCTTACCAGACGAAAAAAAGAATTTTATGGTTCCTGGTATTGCGGCAACAAATTTTAATGCTCAGGAAGAAGGCAAACGATTACCAGTAGTTGAACCAAATCAAAATGCCAATGAAAATCCAGGAACACCAACAACTAAATTACCTAAAGCAGTACATCTTCTTGCAACAGTTTTTGAAAAACAAGGATTGCTAGAAGACGATATCCGCGGCATTACAACTAGCAGTGCTAGAAGAGAAACTCCTAGCAAAGTATTCGGCATTAGTACACCGGGACCGATAGATCAAGCGGCACCAAAAAAATCTATTGGGTCGTCAGATGAACAAGCAGAGATGCCTGTTAGCAAGTTAGGTGGCGCTACATTTGTCATGGATGACGGTGACACTAAATTTGCTAGAAGCACATTGCCGGGCGAAGGACCGCCTGCTTATGTTACAACAGGCGGTAATGACGCAGTACCGCATAACGAGTTAGTAAGACTTCGAACTCGTACAGGGCATCAAATACTACTGCATAATAGTGAAGATATAATTTATATTGGCAACGCTAAAGGAACAAC